TATTAGTATTGTGTTTGTAGTAACCGAAGAAAACTCGAAGCCTTCCTTTGTTATTGTTAACCTCAAAACATCGCCTGAAGTTTCGGCCGCGTATTCTAATTTATAAACGCCTTTTGTTACTTCAGTAAAAACGGTAATTGGCACCGCCGCCGAATCTGTCACGTTGTATAGTGCCATGTCGCCAGTTAATAAACCGCCTACAAGAATTTTATTCTTAGCTGAACCATATTTTTCGGTCAATGTAACTGTAAATTCAGTCGTTGCAATTCCGGCATAGGTTGATGTTACTCCGAATAAACCATTCACAACTAACAAGTCAGCCGAAATATCAGCTTTCGCAATCGATTTTAATAAAGAATCTTCTTCATTTGAATCAAAATCAAAAGATAATTCAACCATTGAAGGTAAATCTTCAGTTGCCAATTTCAAGTTCATTGAAAAAGTATTTTTTTGAATTTTGATCGGGTAAAGATTTGCATCTTCAGGATCTAAAACCATTCCGGTCAATTTTCCTTCGTCGTCAATAGCGAAATAGGATATTTGAGGGCAGCTAGCCTTCTCCCACTCTTGCATCAAGCTTGGACCTTGCTCCCACATTTCAGCGATAACGTTACGAACGCCGTCTTTTAATCTTACTTTACGACCGCTTGGAGCAGTTGCAAATACCGCTTCGGCTCTCTCTCCTTGAATGTTTTCAAGCTCGCCTGTTGGGTACCAGCGTTTTGATGCGTCCGTGTCGTTAATTCTTGCAGTAATAAAAGCGTCGTCAATATCCGCACTTAATACTATTTTGTTTTTAGTGCCATCGTCGGCTGTTGTAAACATGAAAAAACCGCCTTGCATTACTGAAGCGATAACGTCGCAATCAGTTCTTCCGGAGTTTCCCAATGTTAAGTTGTTACAATCACAAGTTTTCATTTTGTTTTAAGTTTTATTTATTAATAATTTATTTATTTAACATTTACAATCCTTTTCCTTTCGTATTGGAAGTGTAATTTCTAATTCAATACCGCTTAATTGGTCCACAAATATACTTTGCGTGTGCCCTTTGCTGTCTACATACACCCCAAAGTTAACGTGCGGCGTTGTAGTGTCTGAAGTCTTCGCAAAGTCTCCTATTAATACATTCTTTTCAAGTGCTTTAATGAACATGTCAACCAGATTACGCATTGGAGCTATACTTTTTTCGTAATGGTCGACCGTTTTCCAGTCTTTAAATTTTGCTTGTGTTAAAAAAAATATCTGCAAATCCGTTGTTCTGTTTAAAACCGAACCGCTTCTTTTGCGGAAGTTCGTATCTTTAATAATTTCTTTTAAGTAAACAAACGGCGTCCTACTAAATAAGTTTTCCGACCCTTGTGGTGCTTTCATGTCGTCTTTTACCTTAATGACCGTACCATGAAAGTAATACGGTGAGTAAGCTTCAAATTCTGTTACACTTGGTAAAGCCGAGCCGCTTAATGTTATGCTTATGTTATTAACTACCGTTTTAATCGTGTAGCTATTACCGTCAATCGTTATCGGAAAGCCTTCTTGTAAGTGTTTAGTCTTGCAAGTGTCAATTCTATAAGTACCGTCGCCATTGTCAACAATCAAATCAACCTCAATAGTCAGGTTCATTTCATCAAATACGTTACCCACAATGTCAACCGTTTCAGTCATAATATGCCAGCTAATCCTTTGGGCTGTCCGTTGTACTCTGCATAGTCTGCGCTATTGTTACAGATATACCATTGAATCACTTCCCAATCCTTTATACTTTCGTTATATCTTTTGTAGATAAAACCTGTTTGCCAATTAGCATTTTTGCTAATCTCATTTACATCAACAACAACCCCTGTGCCTGTATGCTTGTAGGCTGTTATTCTTACATACTCGAACCATATAAAGCCGAGCATCATTGATTTTAAACCCTCTGACAGCAATACGCCGCCGCTGTAATCTTCTGCAATCTTATTATAGATAGCCAAATACTTTGCCGTTACTGGTACTTGTGATACCAAATCAGCTTTAAATAAACCGTACAGTTCTACACCCATTAATAGTTGCAAATACTGTTCTTCGTATTGGTCAATGTATGGATCAATCGTATCGCCAATGCTTTGCGACAAAGCAAAAGTGTCAATGAAGTCTGTTTTATTTATTAGTATTCCCAATTTAATCAGCTATTTTAATAAACTTTGCAGCCCCTTTCTTTATTAATACTTTAGCGTTAAAACCGCCAACTGTTTTTTGTTTTCCTTTAATCTCAACAACAACCTCTTGCTTGTCGTCAAAATTAACTTTTGGCGTCGCCTTCTTTGGTTCCGCTTTCTTTGGTGCCTCCTTTTTTGGTGCCTCCTTTTTAATTTCTTGCTTCTTTGCCATTGTTTTAAGTTTCTTAAATAAGGGCCTTCAGAATTCACCGAAGGCCCTAGTTATTTGTTTACTTATTACGGTGTTTCAAGTGCCGCCGCCGCAGTTGTGAAGTCACCTTTTATAAGTGTTCCCACATCGTTTGCGCTTGCAAATTGAACCAAACGTTTTTCGAGCAACATTGTTTTTAAGTTATTCGTGAAGTCGTTTCCATCCAATCCGATCTGAATGCCTAATTCAGAACGCTTTAAAACGTTTACAACTTTCGTGTCACCTCCAAGAAAATCGTCGGCAGTAACCGCCGTTGTTTCGATTATCTTCATTCCTGAAATTACCAAGTCGCCGCTGATAGTAATGTAATCCTTCCAAACTGGACGTCCTGCGGTGTCTTTTATTAGTTTCATTTGAGCAACCGTCGAAGGGTGAACAAACAAAGCTTCTGGGTTTCCAAACGCAAGTTTAACTTGTAATGCGATCGCTTCAATAACGTCTAAAGCGTTTGCATCGTCTACCGTATCCGCCAAATCTCCTGCCGCAAATGCTGTTGCAAGGTTTTCCATTCCGTTAAGGTTTGCGCCTGTATCGTTACCTGAAAACAACTGATCTTCTAAAACAATATCCATTCTCTTCATTAGGTTTCCTTCTATAAAGGAAATCAATTGAGGAATGTCTGCCATTAATTCGGTAGTAACTTTTCCATAAACAGCAATCTTTTTGACTGTTGCCGTTTGTTCAACATACTGAACGTCTAATTGTGTTTTTGATGCTGCTTCCGCCAACATAACCGGAACACCTTCTTCGTCAGTTTCTTCGATCCACATTGCGCGATTAGTTGAAATACTACCAACTGTTACAGCTGCAAGATAAGCACCTTCGCGCTTTCTAATTGGTGAAATAATCCCCGTATCTTGTGTAATTGAATTAAAGGTTGATCCAGCCCCAATTGTAGACGCTACACTCATAGGCGCAACCGCCTTGATTGTTAAACTGAAAGTTTTTTGTTGTTTGTCGCTTGCTGCTGTTTTAAATTCTTCAGCTTTTTCAGCAAATGCAGCGGTTAAAGCTTCGCCAATTGTTGCAAATCCTTTTTCAACTGCTGGCACCTCTTTTAAAGCCGCAACGTCAAGCGCGATTTTTTCAATACTGTCAACGATTGATTCAGTTTTGTCAGCTTCTTTAGACTTTTCTAATTCAGATTTCAATGTTTCAAGTGTTTCTTTAAGCGCGTTAATCGCTTCGGTGTTTTCACCTTTTGACTTTTCAATTGCTTCTGCAACGTTTCCGTCAACTTTTGCCAATAAGGCATCAATTTCTTTTTGTTCCATTTGGTTTTTTATTATTTATTAAAATTAAAATTGTACTTGTTTATTTGTTCGATATTTTTTTGAGTGTCTTTCAACGGCTCAATTGAAGTGACTTCGTCGCCGGCTTCCTTTTCGCTCACATTTAAAGTAGGTGTCATTTGATTGGACCCCATAACAACCGCGCTACCTTCAATAATTTTGGCCTCCTTTATGGCCCAAAAATACCCCTGCGCTTCAACGGCGTCCTTATTAACTATCTTGTCAATATATTTATCATAAACAAGCTTTTCTTCTTTATATGCTTTATCTTCAGAATTAACAGCCAGTTCAATATTTACATATTGCATTCCAACCGAATGGTTCTTTACAAAACCCTTGAGATATTGGCCAAACATGTATTCATTGCGGTCAGCCTTTACAATACTATTAAAAATTAACGCTTGCGTCTTTCCTTCGAAGCCAAAGCCAAGTTCAACCCATGTTTTTGTTTCGGCTTTTGCTTTTACATTATCAGAAATAACGTTTTCGAAGGTCATTTTATGCTCTTGTAATAACAAGAAAGTCTTTTTTTGCTTCAGCGTTTGTGACCAGATTCCATTCAAATGAACATCCGAATGTGAATCCATTATATTAGTTGTGTTGATAACGCTCTCAACCTTGATTGTGTCGCCAGCAAATTCTGAAGGATTATCAATCGCCTTGTTTGCTTCACCCTTTTCGAATGTTGCTGAAACGAAAGAAATTGCGTCGCATCGTTTTGTCGCTGACTTCTTTTCGGTAATTAATAAGGACTTGTTTTCTTTCAGGAACTCAAATAAGTCTGTCTTCGAATTGAAGTTTGGAATAGTTGTGTTCATGGCTATTTATTAATTTTAGATTGATTAATAATAGCCTTTTCCTTTGCTTGCTTTGATTTTTTCAATGCGGCAAAGTCAACAATGTTGCTTTTTGTTTTCATTTTTTCAAGTGTTTGGTTCTTATCCAAAAAACTTATTTACAAATTTACAAATTATTTTTCTTATTTTTGTAATAAATAATTAACTTTCTTAAAATGGGTAACTTCCTTAGTGGCATTCTTTCAAACATAACCGGCTTCACTTCAAGATGGGCCGAAAAACAGTTTTATAATTCTTCATATCGCTGGGTAGGCAACTCTGGCGCAGTTTGGGTAGATACCGACGTGCCAAGGAAATTATTCTATGAGATACCCGAGCTAAACCAAGTGATTAATAAAAAGGCTGACATGTTTGTTAATGGTATCTTTAAGATTGTCGACGACAAGACAAACAAAGAAGATACATCGAAAGAAGCAAAAGCAATTCTTGACCTTTTAAAAAATCCAAACTTAGCGCAAAGTCAAAACCAATGGTTGCGCCAATACCTTCAACAGTTTTCTATTTACGGCAATCAATTCATTAAAAAGAACAATCCGACTGGAATGAAAAGCGTTCCAGTATCTTTAATTAATGTTTCGCCGGCCTATACGGCTGCAATGCTTACTGGTAAGTTCTTTAATCAGGTTGACATTGAAGGGATAATCAAGCATTATGAATATGAACAGGGCAATTTAAAAACAAAATTCAAAACAAAAGACGTTCTATGGACCAAGAACGACGACGTTGACGACCCCCTTATGGGGATTTCGCCGTTGAAATCGTTGAAGTTTCCTTTGACGAATACAAAATTGGCATATCAATACCTCAATGTTATTAGTGGCGAAAAAGGCGCAATAGGAATGATTTCTACAACAAACAAGGATTCAATGGGCGCAATTCCTACAACACCGGAACAAAAGAAAGCCGTTAACGATCAGTTCACCAATGACAATGGCGTTCAAGACGGACAAACCCGCGTTATTCAGGTTGACGGAACTGTTACTTGGCAGCCTATGACATACGAAACAAGTAAACTTTTGTTGCTTGAACAGATTGACGCTAACAAATTAACCATTGTCGATCATTACGGACTGAATATAAACATCTTTTCAAGCAAGAATCAAACATTTGAAAACGTTCGCAACGCATTAATTCAAGGCTATAACGACTCAATCATTCCTTTTGCTGATGCGTTAACGCAATCGTTGACGCCGTTCTTAGGTACTCCGAAAGGGAAGTCGATTATTCTTGACTATTCGCATCTTGGTATTTTGCAAGAAGACGAAGGAACGCCAGCCGAAATACTGAAGAAGCAACTGAACGTTTGGACTTAATATCGTAGGCGGTGCGCCTGAAGGTGATTAGACAACAACCCCTTCTTTTATTCTTTTGCCGTCAACAAATCTAAACTCTAAAGCATAAGAATCTAATCCGCTTCCTTCTATGTCTAAAGTTGCGTTATACTTTACATTTAAACGACGGCTATAAAAGTCGCCTTCAGTAACTTCGTATTCTGTTCCTATTTCATCCAGTACCTTTTTAAGCTTTTCCAAGTCTGTCATTCTGCTAATCTTTAAATTTATACTCGATAACCGTTTTGACCGGCACTAATTCAAGTTTGTCGTGTATTTCATATATTGCTTCAACGTCAAATTCGCACCCTTGATACCTTGGATTTTGTTGTTCATTAACAAATTCTTCCAGTTCTGTCTTATTATCAAATTCCTGATAAGAAGTTTTTGTTTCATAAGAAGGCCCTTCGGTAAATATTAGCAAGTATTTCATATTTATTTATTTAAGTTGTTAATATAAGAGGTTAAAATTACAAGTATTTGCTTGGGTTTTCAATTATTTTCTTGTAGAGAAGAAAGCAGTTTATACTAGCGTGTTTTGTTTCTAGTAAAAAGTATGGGTACC